TTATTCTCATAGTGGTATCCGTAAATAGTTGACTTTATTGCGTAGGTATGTTACACTACATGTATTATTTATCACTTTGGACTATCTATGCACTCTTTTGACATTACTACTAAACGCATTGGCTTTGCGTGTAAATTTGCTGAAATTAACAAGAAGGGCGAGATTGCGTCTGTAGAAGGATTGAACACGGGTGGCACTACACTTGCTTGGGCACAGCGTAACAAGCGTGAACTTGTAGAACAAAAAATCATTGACGTTGCTAAAAGCAACATCCTAGCTACTCACGCACTAGTTAAAAAGGTAGCAACACTAGACCCCGCACTACGTATGGTTCGTCTGACTAGCGATATGTTTTCATTTTATACACATGATGATTACAAAGAATTTTGGCATTCAAATGATGTTCAATCAAGTTTAGCACGTTGGATGGCGCCGATCGGTGAGACTGCTAGGGCCAATAATGTTCGTCTAAGTTTTCACCCTGACCAGTTTGTAGTTTTAGCTAGCGACCGTCCTGAGGTAGTAAATAAGAGTATAGAAGAATTTGAATATCACTGTGACATGGCTCGATGGATGGGTTATGGCAAAACATTTCAAGATATTAAAATCAACGTACACATCAGTGGTCGTAAAGGTCCACAGGGCATTCGTGATGTGTATGGTCGACTATCACCCGAAGCCCGTAACACACTAACACTAGAGAATGAGGAATACACACATGGACTATCTGACTGCTTATCGTTATCTGACCTCGTCCCTACAGTCTTGGACATCCATCATAATTGGATACGTTCGGGAGAATACATTCAATCTAATGATACGATTGTACAACGTGTTATTGATAGTTGGAGGGGTTTGCGTCCTACTATGCATTACAGTGTTAGCCGCGAAGATGTACTCTCAGGTCATTCCACTACACAATTACCCGATCATGGTGCATTGATTAATGAGGGGTACAGTAAACAAAAACTACGGGCACATAGTGACTACTTCTGGAATGACGCAGTGAACGATTGGGCATTGACATTCAATGATAAGTTTGATATAATGTGTGAAGCTAAAGGTAAAAACTTAGCTAGCTTTAAGTTACTAGAAAGATTAAAAAATGGGATTATTTGATAAACTGTTTGGCAAGAAGCCAGAACCAATAAAGGTTGAAGAACCTAAGGTAAAGAAGCCTCGTAAGCCTAAAGAAAAGCCGGCTGAGCCCGTATTAACTGAGAAGCAGAAAGCTACTCAAGCAGGGGAACCTTATATTGCTATCACAAAGGTTGAAGTCAACCCTGAAAATATCAATGATGGTGCATTTGATTTAGACTTTAATGATAAGTTTGTACTGAATCTTATTAAAGCAGGATACAAGCAACGTGATGACGATACCGATGTTATCATAGTAGATCGATGGTTTCAAACAGTCTGTCGCAACGTGGCCTTAGAACTTTATGAGCAACAACAGGCCGATCCTGAAAACAGAGATATGCGTGTTGTTCGTAGTAAGGACCTTGGTGGAGGCCGTACAGAAGTAAGTTGACAATAATTAAATTTAATGCTATAATTGAATTCTGTTCAAAATTTTAGGATAAGTTATGGTACTGCAAAAACAAATACATAAATGTTTATATGGACAATTAAAATTTCCCGAATCTAATCAATTACAACAACGGGGTATTGCGGATAAATTAGAACAACAATGTAATGATATTTTGTCATCATCATTTACTGATGTAGTTCTCGCTACCAGTCGTAGAAGCATCGAAGATATAACTGTAAATAATTGTTATATTGACCATAAAACTAGCGATGCTGCATTAAAATTCAAAATGCCCAATCTAATCAGCATAGATAGATTGAAAAAATTAGATAGGCCCCTCATTTATAATTTTGTTAAATATGACAGTGTACAAAAAACAATTATAGATATTCTTGTGTTAGATGTATATGACTTAAACTGGGATCATCTTAGTATTCAAAATTTAGGCGCAGGTCAATTACAAATAAAAAGCATGGTTGCTTTCTTTGAATCACCCAAAACATCGTTAACTAAAGATCAATGGCTAGATCGTTTAGGAAAAGAAGCAGTTTCTTTCTACACAAAATTAATTGCTAAAACAGAAAAAAGAAAGAATAAATGGTTATAACATCTCGTACCCAAAAATATTTGACAACAATCCTAAATAGTAGTATACTTACAGCATGAACTACGCACTTATTGATACCGCAAATACATTCTTCCGTGCCCGTCATGTTGCATCACGCAATAGTACGCTAGAAGAAAAGATCGGCATGGCATTGCACTTGACATTAGCAAGTGTCAATCAAGCAGTCCGTCGATATGGAATTGACCATGTTGTATTTTGCTTGGAGGGCCGCAGCTTCCGTAAGGATCTATATGCTCCTTATAAAAAGAATCGTGTGGTCGATCAAATGTCTGTCACCGAGGAAGAAAAAGAAGAAAGCGAAATGTTCTGGGCCACATACGAAGCATTCACAACTTTCATTAAAGATAAGACTAATGTGTCTGTGTTGCGACATGAACGTGCTGAGGCAGATGACATGATTGCCCGATTTATTCATTTGCATCCAGAAGATAACCATTTCATCATCAGCACAGATACAGATTACAACCAGTTAATCACAGAAAAAGTAAAACAATATAATGGAGTTACCGGTGAACTAGCAACTCTACAGGGCTACTTCAAAGATAATGGCAAACCAGTATTAGACAAAGAGAAGAAGCCTAAACTGCTAGAAGAACCCGAATATTTGCTGTTCAAAAAATTAATTAGAGGTGACGCAGGTGACAACGTATTCAGTGCATATCCGGGTGTAAGAGAAGTTGGTAGCAAAAACAAAGTAGGTATCAAAGAAGCATATGAGGATCGCAACAAAATGGGCTACAATTGGAACAATCTGATGCTACAGCGCTGGATCGACCATGATGGCAATGAGGTACGAGTTAAAGATGCGTATGAACGTAACAAGACACTTATTGACTTAAAGGCACAACCACAAGAGATTAAAGACTTAGTAGATCAGCGCATCAAGGAATCGGTGCGAACAACTGTTACTCCTCAAGTTGGCATTCACTTTATGAAGTTTTGTGGAAAATATGAACTTACTAAAATTTCTGAGCAAGCTGAAAGTTATGCTAGATGGTTGAACAGTCCTTATGTAGGAGTATTATCTTGATATTTACATTTCCTAGTAAGTCTTTTAAGAGACTCAAACGAGGTGACGATAACTTTTTCATGACGGATGGTATACAAATGGTTCCTCGTGCCGGTATTGAGATTAGTCAACGATGCCCTGATAGTTATCAAAGTATGATTCAGGAATGTTTAGAGCATGGTTGGCTTGTGCCTGTCGCATATGTTAAAGAGAAAGAATTATTCTGGGAAGTGTTAAGTGATTAATATGAACGACAAAGACATGAACAACATCTATTATATTCTCAACCGTACTCCGGAACAATTGGAAGACTGGTGGAACAGTATGGACAATGAGGATCAAGAATATGCCATGTGGATTATCAAAGCATATAGAAAAGAACTTGACAGAATGGAAACTGTATATGATGATTTTCTTCCCAAAGATGATACATCATTGGCTAAAGAATATTTGAAAAAATTTCAACTATGAAAAAGATATACTATGAAAAAGTTGGTCGTAAATATGTTCCAGTCGCGGAGTATGACAGCGATTACATGGATAGCTTTCCAAAAGGTAATCACCTTATTATGTGTTATCCCGGAGGCACTAGTCGCAGGTTCAATATTGATCCTAACTATGCCGCGATGATTGCCGCAAGCAGAGTAGCAGAAGATGCTATATGTCGTGCTATCAGCAAAGCCGCAGAACTACGTCCAAAGCAAACTCCTATTACAGAAGCACAAAAAAAAGCATGGACTAAGTTAGCTAAAGAAATGGGCGATGAATTATGTACCTTATATGGTCTTAGTATTCATGACTGTGCCGAAGCAGGTGTAAAGGCTATGATGGAAGAAGCCGATAAATTAATGTTAAATCCATCAGTAAAGAAAGCATATGAGCACTTCCAATTAGTTTGCGAATTAACAAGAGAGCACAACAATGAACCTAGCTGAGTATTTTAGATTAAACCGATATCAATCAAAATACGAAATTGGTGATCGGGTCATTGGTAAATTTCACAAGATCCCATTCGTAGGTACTGTGGGAAATGATACTCAAATCAATGAGACCGATGGCCCACGTATTAGTGTTCACTTAGACTTGCCTCTCAAATATGATGGTGTTATCTATAATCTGATATTTGTCAAGCATAAAGATATAAAGTTATTCAAATGATTAATTTAGAATTTTTATTATCTAATCCATTCAGTAATAAATTCAAAACTTTGTTTAACAAAGCTGGACACATTACTAAACATAAATGGTGGGAACTTGAATGTTATCGTGACAATAGAATAGTAGCCTTTCAGTTTTATGCCCGAAGTCGTTGCGACCATGCAGGAATTAGAGTAGAATTATCATTACTAAGTTATACAATTGCCGGTCATATCTATGATAGCCGTCATTGGAATTACAACACAAACAAATGGGAAGTTCATGAATGAACGTTATCAAAGGAAACATATGTCACTAATAGCAAAACCTGTAGTTAAAAATCAATTTTGGATTGTCACTGATGGCAATGAAAAAGTCGGCAACGTATTAGCTGACGGTAGTGGCTTTGAAGTAAAGCTCAACGGTAATAAGAGTCATTACAAAAATACAAGTGCTATTAAACGGCAAACTAATATTGAGTTTGAATCAGCACGTAGGATAGATAAATCTACTCATGATTTACCGTTCAAAGTATACCCTACTACCAGTAAGGTATATAATAGCATGTTGGATATCAAGCGTAAGTTACACTTGTTTACTACAAGTCCAAAGAGTAAATGCTATCATGCAGCCGGTTGGTTCGTTATTCAACAGGGCAATGAGAAAAAGGCTATCTTCTGCCCTAAGTACATCTTTGTACAGCGTTACGAGTATCTAGGTCCGTATAAAACAGAAAACGAAGCAAAAAACGTGATAAATAGTCAATGATAAACATAAAGAGATTCATTGACAGAATTGCTGTCATGGAAGGTAAACAAGGAAAAGATATAGTTATTCCTATTGCCGAAGCACGTGGATTACGTGATGAATTAAGTAAGTTGATTGCAGACAACTATGAATTATTATTAACAAAGCAATCTCCAGTAGACCAAGTAATCCAAGTGGAAATTAACGGTGGTAAATGGTAAATGAGCAGAACACAACCCAAAGTTCTACTAGAACTAGTAGACAAAGTTACATACAAATGTGACCAAATCGTAGAGGCGTCAGGCATATGGGCAGTGTTTTATGACGGACAACCAATCAATCTAAAGAGCCAACACTATTTAGATAGTGAGGCTACACCTAAATATAAGAAAACAAGTTTCAGTAATCCCGGTCATGCTAGGAACTTATGCAGGAAACTCAACATACAGTTCAAAACAGATAAGTTTACTGTAGTGTTTATGAATTCGGGTAGATGTGTCTACCCCGATGAGTAAAAGAAAAAGTCTCAAAGAAGTAGTAACAGAAGCAGTTCAGGCACAGTTGCCTGAAAACCTACGTGAGGAAAAAGATACCCCTATTGACAAACTACTATTCAAATGGTGGATGACTGGTAGACAAGAAGGACTAAGACTTACTGACTATGGAGATCAAGCATTTAGATTTGCCGACATTGAATTCTATCAATATGAACTAAAGGCTCAGCCAGAAAAACAATATCACGCATACATTTTGGAACTAAATAAGAAAATCAAGTGCCCTTATTACATGGGTGTGCATAAGGACGGAAAGAAAAGCTTTCCGTATATACGTTTCTATGATAGCAAAATCGCAATGTTGGTTAGCTTATATGGAAACGTAAATGATTACTTGGATAGCATAAAGGTAACAAAATGACTGAAAAGAAAAATCCAAATCCATTCATTGAAATGGCCAAAGAAGCTAAGAGACTTAGTCCTAGACTACCGGGTGCCGCCTCCCCACAAACAAAGGCACCTAAACCTACTAAAGGATTTGGCGGAACACCGACTAGAAAAACTGGTCGTGGCGGCTAAAA